CATCGCTGTCGCTGTCGCTGTCCTCGTCGTACTGCTCGTGCTCGTAGTACTCCTCGCTGCTGTCATGCCAGTACGCTTGTTCGCGCAGCATCATGATGCCCGTGTCGTAAGTCTCGACGACTACATCACTGTCTCCAAAACAGCACGAACAGTAGGTGCGATAGCGACCATTACCAATGTTCACCTCACCGCCAGTGTCACGCTCGCCCCAGTGATCGCAGTAGAACTCGGTCAGACTGAAGTCGATCTTGTCAGCGAGCGCATCGTGTGCGTGCTGGGCTATGCGGTTGTGCAGACCAGAGCTCACATCGTAGTCCTCCATGAACGGCTCACTGAACAAGTCCTCACCTTCCTTGAGTGACTCAGCGATGAGCTTGCCCATGTTGGCGCAGAACTCTTTGGCTTGCTTGAACCCGTACTCGCTGCGATAGCGTGTGTTTCTGTAGGTGATGAGCCATTGCGGTGAACGGGTATGCAACGTACTGAAGCGTGTTTCCATACTGTTTATCAGGTTTTGCAGTCTGGTGCGATTGGCACCATACGACAGGCGCTGATACATTTCAGTGTACAAACGATAGGTGAACGGCAAGCCCCATGTGTTGAACCACTGACGCATAGTGCTGTCTGCTTCCTCAATCGTGTACGAATACTCGCCCTCGTTGTAGTAGTCAGTCACGTGCTCTACGAATGCCCGAGCAGCGGTATGCACATCGAGCAAGTTGTTGATCGCAAAGTGACGCATCGGATTTGGCAGGGGATCCCAGTCATCGTAGCCAACGTGCATACCGACAACGCCGAGCTTGTCATAGCAACAAGCATTGATCCGCATACCCGCAAAGCTGTTGAGTGCGTTGATGAATACGAACTTGAACGCACGACCGAAGTTGTCGCTGCGTTGAACCGAAACAATATACATTTTCATGATGCTTCTCCATTTGGTTTTGATTTAGTTTGTGTGTGAGACACACGTCGATGCAATGGGGGTAGGCTTACCCCCATTTGTTGACAGGATGATTAGTCCTGCTTAGATGCCTCGAAGTAGCCGAGCCACTGCGTGCCCTCTACTTGAGGTTGAAACATATTGATGTCGTATGGCGTGTCGTAAGGTACAGGTACTAGGTACAGGTTGTACGAGTTGCCGTACTTCTCCATGATGTGCATCACCTCACGCAAGTCGCGTGTCGGTGTGGTCTGCGCCCAGTCGAACGCACTCGCTGCAAAGAAGTGCAATTTAAATGGTTGGTTGTTGATTGGTTCTCCTCGCATTACTGAATCGCGTTCTGCTTCAAGGGTGAACCACTCAACGTGTACAACCTCGTCCCCATCTTCATCGTTTGAATACTCAATGCCCCACTTGTGTGTGGCGTGTGAAAGGTCTTCGCACGGAAATTTATATTGCTTGTCTTTCATTTCATTTCCTCTGCGCTTGTAATTACGAACTCGCCGTGGTCACCTCCGATGGGTGCGCCATCGGTGTAGTAAAAGATGCGTTCATCTTTGGCATCCTCTAACCCATCCCATGTACCAGTGGATACAACCATGCCAAAGAAAGGTTCTTTGGTGTCGTACCAATACCCATCGCACACATACAGGTTCTTAACAAGCTCACGCCTGCGTTTGTTCGCGGCTATGCGGTGTTCACACATCCGCTTGAATGCGTGGCGCTTCATCAGCACGATGTGGTGCTTCTTTATTTGTTTCACTTTCATGCTATCTCTCCTTCTGCTAAACAGTTAAGCCCATACAGGCAGTCCTTCACTACCTCGAGTTGCGCTCGCACCTCGTCTCTTTTGTTGCGCTTGGTCAGGTTGTCAGTGACAAACACCAAACGCCAACGCAAGTCATTAAACAAACCATGCAGTTCGTCTTTAGTCATCGTTTCCAGTTTTGTTTTCATCTTTGTTCTCATTGCTTTTCCTCCCAAAAGCTGTCGTCTCTCCAGTCGTATGCGGTGTAACCGCCTGCGTCTATCTTTGCCAAGAACCTTTTGAATGCGTGGCGCTTGAACAGCGTGAGCTGTCTTTGTTTTATCTGTCTTACTTTCATTTTGCTTCTCCTTGTAGGCTAGGTTCGAAGTAGCCAGCGGCATAGCCCAATCTCCGCTGACCAATGGGGGTAGGCTTACCCCCTTTTTAAATGTGTAGTCCATGCCATGTCGTTGGCACTGGTTCGTTTGGCTCAAGCCTGTCGATGTAGGCAAGTGCGTCTGTGATTCGTTTGACAAGGGCGTGTGTGTCCTCGTTGTCTGGGTTGAGCAAGGCATCTTGCTTGGCTCGGCGTAAGTCTTTCTCAGTACGCATGATGAGGCGTGCTTTGAGCTTGGCGTGTTGTTCCTCTGGCATTGTGCGAGGGAATGGATGCTTGACCTTCTGGCGTGGATGGTGCGGTATCACATCGAACAGGTTGCACACCCTGTCCTTGATGTGCTGTGGCACATAGTCAACCCAGTGCTTCTTGGTGTTGTCGTGTTGCATGGGTGTCACGCCTGTGTGCATGATTGCCTTGAGCTTGTCTTCGAGCTTCTCAATCACCAAGGCGTAGCCCTCAAGTGCTGCCTTGCGTTCCTCGTGAGACAGCGAATGCTTGTACAGCAACAGAGAACGAACGGCTTTCTTCTCTGCCATCAACGGGGACATAATGACACGCCACTGATTGTGTAGTTGTTTGAGATGCGCTCGGTGTGACTTGCGATGCGCCTTGTTATCGAGCACTGTCTGCTTGATGTCTGCAATGAGAAGCTCGTTCACGCCTTTCTTTCGCAGTCGTTCGCAGTGGTTGTGCAACTCGTTTGCAGTGAGTCGCATGAGGTGTTCGTACTTGTAACTCATGTCATTATGTCCTTTTGAAGTGTGAAAAATGGATAGTGTCCGACATTATAGCAAGGTGTGTTGAATTTCGGACAGTGTTTTAGCCCCGTGGTTGTTGAATTGTGTACGAAATTGTCCAGCTATCTATCAAAATCCAAGTCTTCAATAGCCTAAACCAAACAAACCAAAACAAAACGAACGGGAAGGGCAGGGACAAGACACGCACAAAATAAAAGACTTCTATATATAAATATATATTTATAGATATAGATAGATAGGAAAGTGCTAGCCAAAACCCCCGCCGTTGCTGGTCAAAACGCTGTACCAGATTTAACACACTGGGATAAATCTCGGAAGCTAAGATTCCAACACCTTTTTAGGGATAAATCTCAAATCAGAACGCAAGGTGCTGTTGAACAGGGGCTTGCATCTTGTCGAGCCATGCTTCGAAGGCTTCGTCTGATGCGAAGGTTTCTTTCTTGCTGAGCTTGATGTTGTAGGCGGTGAGCCACTTGTGGTTCAGCATCTTGGGGTTGGGTATGTACTCTTGCAAGCGCCATTCTGTACCCTTGATGGTGATTGTGCCTACATCTCTGAGGATGGGGAAGTGTGTTGAACGCATGATGATTCTCCTTGTGAAATGGGGGTAGGCTTACCCCCTTTTGGTTTACTTACGAACGAACTCGACAGGTTTGCACTGGGCACGGAACGCATCCCATGTCTTGGGTGCATCGGCGTAGCCGTAGCCTCGCTTGGGGTTGTCCTGCGTTTGGTGACGCAGTTCTTTCTTGAGCTTGGCAAGCTCGGCTTGAATGTCAGGATGGATGCGGTATTTCAGTTGGTTCATGGTTGTTTCTCCAGTTGTGTCGGGCAAGATTGCCCCGCAAACCCACGCAGTGCATGAGCTTGCAGAGTTTCCTTAGTTGTATTGTTGGACAAGGGTTGCGCCGTTCCACATCTCGACTGTGCCGCCTATGCGTGAAAGGGCATCGAATAGAACAATGGCATCGAATTTGTTTTGGCAGTGGTATGTGCGGTCGATGCCGTTTTGACGCAGAATGATTGTGTGTGACATGAGAATCTCCTCGGTTGGACAGGGAAAGAAACAGCGACAAGGCAAGACGCACAGGTCGCTGTGGAAAAAAGGGGGTAAGGTCACCCCCATTTGTGGTTTAGACAAACTGGATTGTTTCTTTCAGCTTGCTGATGAGTAAATCGAATTGAGCCTTAGTAAGCTCGGCTTCGATGATGGTGTTCTGAACGGCAGTCAAAGTCGCCTTGGGCACAGTGATAGGCTTGCTGGGCGTGTTGCTGCCACTCGTTGGGCGCTTTGGATGGTGCTTCATCAAGGCGGACAAAGCCTGCTCGGCTGCTGTGTCTTTCTCGAATGTCATCCACTTGTTGAGTTGACTCACATGGGGTTCAACTGAATACTTCGCGCCGATGATGGCGGCTGCTTCGGCACGATACTTGATGTATGACGTGCCTTTCATATCCGCCACGAGAGCCGTGATGGCATCGGCGTGGGCATTGCGAGTTGCAACAAATGCGAGAACAACTGACTTACGATTTGACATGGTAGTACTCCTTGAATTGACTAACAAAAAAGGGGGTAAGCTCACCCCCTTTTGCCCCGATGTAGGGCATTTGTTACTGTCGCTACTCGACAGCAACACCTTCAGTTTAAAACTCTGGGGGGAATGGGAACTTTAAAAAGCTTCCTCGGCGGCTGACCCCACCTACCCCCCACCACCCCTTTTGGCTAAGCCAAGCCCCGTCCCGCGTGAACACTATTCCCCACCCGTTCTCAACACTTTTGTAATACTTAATACCGCAAACACCACCCCCTTCGTGATAATCACACCTACCCCATAAATTTTTTAAAAATTACAAATAACTTTTGTCAAACGATAGACATAAAAAAATCCCCCGGCATTTCTGACGGGGGATTAAACAGTTGGAGCACAACTGAGGAGAAGCATCTGAGCAACAAAGTTGCGCAACTGCTGACAGTTAGTATACACTCCGCGCATCGCAGGTACAAGGGACTTATGCGCCGATGCTAGAACACCTAATTGAATTTGAACCGGAAGTGGTCACCCACTCTGGCAAAGCCACGCCGCTTGAGAAAGAACATCCGGCGGACGTGATCGACGCCCAAGTCAACACAGTCGAATGGCTCAAGGGTTTGGGGGCGGCGGACACAGATACCGTGGTCACCCAAGCCGAAGTCCAAGCAGCACGCGCATCTTTCACCAACCTCATATCTTCTGCGCCAGCAGAAATCACGCACGAACATCTAACCCAAATCAAAACGCCTGCTGCGGTGCAACATCTGGTCGGCATGCTGACCGCCTACGACTGGGAATTTGTACAGCAAGCGCGTGAGTTGCGCGGGTACACCGTGGCCAAACTGCTGGAAGAGTGCGAGAACCCCAACGCCAACATCCGCTTGAAAGCGCTTGGCTTGCTGGGCAAAGTCACCGAAGTTGGCCTGTTCACCGACAAGATTGAAGTCAAGAAGACCGATCTGACGGACGAAGAGATCGACAAGAAGCTCAAAGACAAGCTCGCCAAGTTCATGAACGTGACAGACGCTGAACCCATTGAAGACATAGAAGTTAGTGCACCCTTACCGGCTGTCCCTGATGAATCTTGAAAGTCTAACGTTAAACACGGCGGAGATTCAAGCGATTCAGCGCGCGCTTCCCACCATGAGCCTCAAGGAAAAAATTGAACTCATGGACATGCTGGAGGAGCGCGAGAAGCGTTACAAGTTGGTGGCTGGGCGCACCAGCATGATTGAGTTTGCCAAGCACGTCTACCCCGGCTTCAAGGTCGGGCCGCACCACAGGAAGCTGGCCAAGATATTTCAGGACGTGATTGAGGGCAAGAAGAAGCGCGTGATTGTCAACATCGCGCCACGTATGGGTAAGTCTGAGTTCAGCTCTTACCTCTTCCCCGCGTACTTCCTAGGTAATTTCCCTAATAAGAAGATCATCATGGGAACGCACACCGCTTCCCTGTCCGAGGACTTCGGTCGTCGGGTTCGTAACCTCCTTGACGATGAGCAATACCATGAACTCTTTCCTGAAACACTTGTGGCAGACGATCAGAAGGCTGCTGGAAAGTGGTCTACTGCTGCTGGTGGTCAGTATTATGCTGCCGGTGTTGGTGGTGCTTTGGCTGGTCGCGGAGCTGATTTGTTTGTTATTGATGACCCGCATTCGGAACAAGATGTAAAGGCTAACTCCCGTTTGGCGTTCGATACCGCTTGGAGTTGGTTTCAAACCGGCCCGTTGCAGCGACTGATGCCGGGTGGTGCGATCATCGTCATCATGACACGCTGGGGTAAGCTGGACTTGACCGGACGGTTGATCGACTACCAAGTCAAGAACCCTGACTCCCCCACATGGGAGATCGTGGAGCTTCCCGCCATCCTGAACGAAGACACCGAGAACGAGAAGTCGCTCTGGCCGGAGCAGTGGCCGCTGGAGTCACTGAAGAGCGCCAAGTCCTCAATGGATCCCAAGTACTGGAACGCGCAGTACATGCAGCAGCCGACCAGTGACAACTCAGCAATCATTGCCAGAAAGCACTGGCGCATCTGGCCAAGCGATACACCCCCAGACTGCGAGTACATCATCCAGAGTTGGGATACGGCGCACGAGACAAAAAGCACATCTGACTACAGCGCGTGCACAACGTGGGGCGTGTTCTACAACGAAGAAGAAAACAGCAAGGCGCAGGTGATACTGCTCGACGCATTCAAAGACAGGATGCCGTTCCCCGAGCTTAAACAAGTGGCCTTCAAACAATACAACGAGTGGGAGCCTGATGCGTTCATCGTGGAGAAGAAAGCCGCTGGTGGGCCGCTGATCCAAGAGTTACGCAACATGGGCATCCCTGTGCAAGAATTTACACCCAGCCGTGGAAACGATAAGATGGTGCGTGTCAACGCCGTAGCCGACATGTTCGTGTCTGGCTTAGTATGGGCACCTGACACACGCTGGGCACGCGAAGTGATTGAAGAAGTTGCGTCTTTCCCGGTTGGGGAGAACGATGACTACGTTGACACGACCACCCAAGCACTGCTGCGCGTCAGACAAGGCGGCTTCATCAGGATCGACACCGATGAACCAGACGAACCCCGATTTTTCAAGCGTCGCACGGCGGCGTACTACTGAGGATAAATGATGGCTACCAACATAGACAAAGCGCTGTTTCAACAACCCCAAGGGCTGGAATCCCTGTCCCAAGACGAGGAACCCATCGAGATTGAGATCATTGATCCCGAAGCGGTGAACATCCACGCCGGGGACTTGGACATCAGTATTGGCAAAGGTGAGGACAACAAGTTTGATGAGAACTTGGCCGATACGTTGGACGAAGCTGACATCATGTCGATGGCCGCTGACTTGGCCGGTGATATTGAGAACGACAAGGATTCCCGCAAGGACTGGGAGAAAGCGTACACCGAAGGCCTGAAGCTGTTGGGTCTACAGTACGAAGAGCGCACGGAACCGTGGAACGGCGCGTCAGGTGTGTTCCACCCCATGATTACTGAGGCCGTGGTGCGCTTCCAGTCAGAGACCATCACCGAGACATTCCCAGCGCAAGGCCCCGTGCGTACAAAAATTCTGGGCAAGGAAACGCCAGACAAGCAAGAAGCGGCCGTGCGGGTGGAAGAGGACATGAACTACGAGCTGACCGAGGTCATGCGCGAGTTCCGCCCTGAGCATGAGCGCATGCTGTGGAGTCTGCCAGCCACCGGCTCGGCCTTCAAGAAGGTGTACTACGACCCCAACATTGGCCGCCAAGTTTCTATATTTATACCGGCAGAAGACATCTTGTTGCCCTACGGCACATCTGACTTGGACACCTGCTACCGCGTGACCCACGTCATGCGCAAGACAAAGAATGAGATCGTCAAGCTTCAGCAGGCAGGTTTCTACCGCGACATTGAGTTGCCTGATCCCAGCCGTGAACAAGACAACATCAAGAAGGCCAAGGACAAAGAGACTGGCTTCTCCGACCTGAACGATGACCGCTACACGTTGTACGAGTGCCACGTTGACTTGGTGCTCAAAGGCGACGAAGACAAAGAGGACGACGGCGAACCGACAGGTATCACACGTCCATACGTAGTTACCCTAATCAAAGGCTCGAACGATGTTCTGGCCATCCGCAGAAACTGGGAGGAGGAAGACCCACTTGAACTCAAACGACAACACTTCGTTCACTATCAATACATCCCGGGTTTTGGAGCTTACGGCTTCGGCCTTTTCCATCTCATTGGAGGCTATGCCAAATCAGCCACCAGCCTCATGCGCCAACTTGTTGATGCTGGCACGCTGTCTAACTTACCCGGAGGTCTTAAAGCTCGCGGAATGCGCATCAAGGGAGACGACACCCCAATCGCACCCGGAGAATGGCGTGACGTAGACATCGGCTCCGGTGCACTGCGTGACAGCATCCTGCCCCTGCCATACAAGGAACCAAGCCAAGTTCTGATGGGTTTGCTTGGCCAGATCGTTGAAGAAGGCCGCAGGTTTGCTGCAACTGCCGACATGAAGGTGTCGGACATGTCTGCCCAAGCACCTGTGGGCACCACACTGGCACTGCTGGAGCGCCAGCTCAAAGTCATGAGCGCCGTGCAAGCTCGACTGCACTACACGTTCAAACAAGAACTGCGTCTGCTAGCCGCGATCATCCGCGACTACACAGACCCGGACTATGACTACGACCCGATTGATGCCCCACGCAAGGCCAAGGCTTCGGACTACGACCACGTTGACATCATCCCGGTAAGCGACCCCAACGCAGCCACCATGAGCCAGCGGGTAGTGCAGTACCAAGCTGTGATTCAGATGGCGCAGATGGCACCGGATATTTACGACCTGCCCCAGCTTCACAGACAGATGCTGGCCGTGTTGGGTATCAAGGATGCCGACAAGCTGGTGCCCCTGCCTGACGACCAGAAGCCGAAAGACCCTGTGACCGAGAACATGGCGGTGCTCAAGGGCGAGCCAATGAAGGCGTTCTTCTACCAAGATCACCAGTCGCACATTCAAGTGCACATGGCTGCAATGCAAGACCCCATCGTCATGCAGTTGATTGGCCAGAACCCTAAAGCTCCAATGATTCAAGCGGCAATGATGGCGCACATTGCCGAGCACGTTGGCTATGCCTACCGCCAGAAGATCGAGCAGCAGTTGGGTATGCCTCTGCCGCCCGAAGACGAGAAGCTGCCACCAGAGATGGAGATTCAGTTGTCGGGCATGATGGCTCAAGCCGCGCAGCAAGTGCTCCAGCAGAACCAAGCGCAGCAAGCTCAACAGCAAGCTCAACAGCAAAACCAAGACCCAATGATTCAGATGCAGCAACAGGAGTTGCAGATCAAGCAACAAGAATTGGCGCTTAAGAAACAAGAGATTGAGGGAAGGTTGGACATTGAACACAAGCGTCTGGACATTGATGCCATGAATAAAGCCGGTCAATTGCAACAGCAAAAGGCTACGGCAAATATCACTGCAATGGGCAAGGCTGGTGACATCAAAACCAAGCGTGAACAAATGCAGATGAACGAGCGCCAGCAGTACTTGCAGCGTGAACATGATCGCAGCAACAAACAGGAGACACCACCTAAATGATTCAAGACTTCGCACGCGTATTGCGCGAAAAAATACGCATCGACATGAACAACTACGCAGATGACTGCGCTGGTGGTGCATGCCGCACTTTTGAAGAGTATCAAAAACTTTGCGGGACTATTCAGGGTCTAGCCATCGCAGAGCGCCATCTCCTTGACCTTGTTGAGAAAGTAGAAAAATCCAATGAGTGAAATCCTCCTTGAACCGGGGCAATATGCCCTGCCTGAAGTGATCCAACCCGTCGATGCCCCAGCAGAAGACGCAACAAACGAAGAAAAAGCCACAATGCTTCCAACCCCCACGGGCTGGAAAATTTTGTGCGCAGTGCCTGATGTATCTGCAAAGATCGACGGTACTGAACTTGATCTCGTTAAAGCCACATCCACCCTCCGCCAAGAAGAGCATGCCACCACGGTGCTGTTTGTAATGAAGGTCGGCCCGGATGCGTATAAAGACCCAACCAAGTTCCCCACAAGTGCGTGGTGCAAGGAAGGTGACTTTATTCTTGTGCGTACCTACTCAGGCACGCGATTCAAAATCTACGGCAAAGAATTCCGGCTCATCAATGATGACCAAGTGGATGCTGTTGTGGATGACCCCCGTGGTTTAACCCGCGTTTAAAGGAAACAGCATGCCAGAAGCATATAAATTCCCCGATGAGATCGAAGACGAAAAGAAAAACCAAGCTGCTCAAGTTGACGAGCAGGAAGTTGAAATTGAAATCGTTGACGATACTCCCCCAAACGACCGGTTTCGTCCCGCGCTTGATAAAGAAGTAGAAGACCCGACAGACGAAGAAATTGATTCGTACGGCAAAAAAGTTCAAGAACGACTCAAAGAACTGACACACGCACGTCACGACGAACGTCGTGCCAAAGAAGCTCTCCTGCGTGAGAAACAAGAGCTTGAACGTGTTGCCCAACACATGGCGGAAGAAAACAAAAGGCTTAAACAGTACGTCAACAACGGCACAGAACAGTATGGCGCAATGGCCAAAACTGCTGCCGAGGCGGAATTGGACAAAGCACGCCGGGAATACAAGGCCGCACAAGAAGCTTTTGACACCGATGCCATCATTGCAGCGCAAGAAGCGTTGTTTGAAGCCAAAATTAAGTTGCAAAATGCACAAAATTTCCGGCCACCTGCTTTACAAGACGAAAAATTTGATGTACAACCGCGACAACAAGCACCCGAACCGGTGCGTGCTGACGAAAAGACCTTGCGCTGGCAAGCAAAAAACCAGTGGTTTGGCACAGACGGGTTCGAAGAAGTTACCAGCTTTGCACTAGGGCTGCATCAAAAACTAGTCAACAACGGGGTTGATCCTCGCAGTGATGATTATTTCGAGCAAATAGATGCTCGCGTGAAGTCAACGTTCCCCGAAGTTTTCGGTGGAAACGAAGGTAGGTCAAAGTCGGTTGATACATCCAGTAGAAAACCGGCAGCAGTAGTTGCTCCGGCAACTCGTTCGACTGGAACAAGGAAGATACAGTTAACACCGACTCAAGCGGCGTTAATTAAAAAGTACAACCTTGACCCTAAGAAATATGTTGCTGAAGTTTTAAAATTGGAGAATTCAAATGGCTGAAAACCGCACCCCTCGTGATGTAGTGTCACGCGACAAAGTACCTGCTCGTTTCGTTTACAAACCGTCGAGCACCCTGCCCGATCCAACACCTGAACCCGGATGGTCGTATCGCTGGATAGCGACACACATTCTTGGCTCTTCAGACCCGACCAACGTGTCTCGCAAGATGCGCGATGGATGGGAACCGGTAAAGGCAACAGACCACCCTGAGCTGATGCTTGAAGGTGCTGCTAATGGCAACGTGGAAATTGGTGGGCTTATGCTTTGCAAGATGCCAACCGAACGCCTCGCTTCCATCAAGGAGTATTTTGAAGATCAGAATAAAGCTCAGATTCAATCTGTAGATAACAATTTCATGCGACAAAATGACCCGCGTATGCCGCTGTTTGCCGAGAAGCAATCGACAGTCAGCAGAGGAAGCGGATTTGGTTCTGGTTCAAAATAGGAGTCCTTAAATGGCAGCGTATCCTACGGTTTCGGCCCCCTACGGTCTAAAACCGATCAATCTGATCGGAGGTCAGGTCTTTGCTGGTTCTACCCGCAACATTCCTATTCAGTATGGTTATTCAACCAATATCTTCTACGGTGATTTTGTCAACATTACCCGTGGTTTGATTACCCGTTTGGCAGTTACTGATGGTGGCTCTGCTACTACCGGTGCTACCGGCTACGGTCAAGTTGGTATTTTCTTGGGTTGTTCTTTTACAAACCCCGTGACCAAACAAAAGACTTTCAGCCAATACTGGCCAGCAAGTACTTTGGCTGGTGATGCAGTTGCTATCGTGACTGATGATCCTGATACCATTTTCAAAGCTGCTGTTGTTACCTCTCAAGGTGGCACAACAATCGGTTCTGCTGCCCGTTCAATGGTTGGCTTGAACATGACGGTATCTAACTTGGCTGGTTCTACCGCTACAGGTAACTCCTCTAACGGTATCTTGGCAAGCTCTGCTGCTACTACTTCAACTTTGCCTGTGCGCATCATCGACGTCGTTCCTGACACCGCTGTTGCTCTGGGTTCTGCTGTGTGGTCAAGCGGTACAACTACCCTGACTGTTACAAGCTCTAGCTTCTCAGCTTTACCTGTTGGTACAGACGTTGCGATCATCGCAGCCAATGGACAGCAGATTTTGCCGGGTAACTGGGTTTCTACAGCCGCCGCCGCAAACGCAACCTCCGTCGTGGTTAATCAGCAATACGCAGTCGCCGCCGCTGGTGGTGCTGCTATGGCATTGACCGCTATCCCAACAGGCTCAACCTTGGTGTTTACACAATTCACAGAAGTTCTTTGCAAGATCAACTTCGGCGTGCATTCGTATTACAACGCCACAGGCGCTCAGTCTTCTGCCTCTTAAGGAGTAATTTAAATGGCTATTTCACGCGCACAACTACTTAAAGAACTCCTCCCCGGACTGAACGCTTTGTTTGGTTTGGAGTACGCACGTTACGGTGAAGAACATAAAGAAATTTATGAAACTGAAACCTCCGAGCGTTCTTTTGAAGAAGAGACAAAACTGTCAGGTTTCTCTGCCGCACCAGTAAAGAACGAGGGCTCAGCCATCGCTTATGACAATGCGCAGGAAGCTTTTACAGCACGCTACAACCACGAAACCATCGCCTTGGGCTTTGCGATCACTGAAGAAGCAGTTGAAGATAACCTCTACGACTCTTTGTCAGCTCGTTACACCAAAGGTCTGGCTCGTGCAATGGCTTACACCAAGCAAGTCAAAGCTGCTTCAACTTTAAACAACGGCTTCTCTACTGCTTATCCCGGCGGTGACGGCGTTGCTTTGTTTAGCACTTCACACCCCTTGGTCAACGGCTCAACCAACGCCAACACCCCATCTACTCAAGCCGACTTGAACGAGACTTCTTTGGAAGCCGCCGTGATTGCAATCGCTGCTTGGACAGATGAGCGTGGTCTGTTGATCGCTGCTAAACCTCGCAAGTTGATTATTCCGCCTGCACTGATGTTCGTTGCTACCCGCTTGCTCGAAACCGAGTTGCGCGTTGGTACAAACAACAACGACATTAACGCAATCAAGAATAACGGTTCGATCCCAGAAGGCTACACCGTTAACCACTATCTGACAGACACCAATGCTTGGTTCCTGACAACAGATGTGCCAAACGGTTTGAAGCACTTCGTTCGTACTCCGCTGGCTAACAGCATGGACGGCGATTTCGATACCGGTAACGTGCGTTACAAAGCCCGTGAGCGTTATAGCTTCGGCTGGTCTGATCCATTAGGAATCTACGGTTCCTCTGGTTCATTCTGATGAAAGGGGGGCCTTGTGCCCCCTTTTCTTTTGGTGTATATTGCACACATCTGGGTGATTTGCTTTTACCGCCACTGCCCCAGCAGACGATGCAACGATTGGTAAAAGCTCTTTTGCATAAGGACTATTGTCATGGCACGTTCCACATTTGAAGGCCCAATTCTTCAGGGCAACAACCGTTTTGGCCCTTTGCGTAACGTAGGTTACGTTGAGAGCGTTCAATCTTTATATTTGAGTCTTGCTAACGTAACCAACGCAACTGCTGGTTATGCTGGTAGTAACCAGCAGTTTGTTGGCTCTAACGTCATCCCCAACACCAACGCAGTGGTGTACACACCTTCTGCTACTGCATCTCCCCCTACCGTAGCAACCATCACCGCCGACACTGGAACAATCATTTACCGTGGTGGCGTTATGTATTTGCCCTACGGCTCTATCATTCGTGATGTTTTGGTTGATGTTGTGGAACTCCAGACTTTAACTACCGGTACTGTTACAGGTATGGAAGTTTTGGTGAGCAATGGCTTTACCGCTTCTGCTGGTACAGCACGATATGCCACCCTTGGCACATCTAGCACAACTTTCACCGCTGGTCGTCAAATCTCCATTACAACCAACAAACAGAACCAATATACAACTACTCAGTTGGCTAATATGTTGGCTGGCACGACTGGTGACATTACCAACCCAACAGGCGCTAACACGGATCCCAATGGTTCTTTGATTTCGCAAGTTGTGGTAACTCTGGCTACAAACGTATCCGGTGCTGATGGTGCTGCACCGTTCACTGCTGGTAAATACAACATCATTGTTCGTTACACCCAACCTGATCCAAACATTGGCTCGCAGACAACTTACCCATACGGTAACTTCGACTAATTGAGTAACGGGGGCTTCGGCCCCCTTCTTTGGATTTAAAGGAGTATCGTATGTCAGGATGGACAGTAGTTGACTCAGTGTCAAACAAATCGCTCCCGGTTCAGGGAACAACCGCTTCAGGCGCGTCAACGCCTTATGTAACACCTGCTCCGGGTACACAAGACCCAGTAGGTAAATTTCGTGTGTCTCAACCACAGGCGTTGATTGATACTGACTTTGAATACGGTACACAGCCCACAAAGTGGGAATCTATTGCTCTGCAAAATAACAGACAGAGCGTATATTTCATTCCACAACAACCTTTGATTATTACTTCAATCACAGGTACAACAACATTAACAATCACTGGCTCGTTCAACGTCCCAGCCAATACGCCAATCTTTATCCAAAATGCAACTGATGCGTATGCAAACGGATGGTGGTGGACAATAGCTGGTGGTACAACTTCAATGACTGTTATTCCCACAACTGCGCCAGCAGCGGGGGAAAAATACAGCGCGACCGGCACTTATGTGTACGCAGGTTATTTCTATTCAAACTGTGGAATTAGCTTAACCGGAACAACAGCATTTACAACAGATGGAACAGCTACTGTTCTTTGTACCACCACTGGCGCTCACGGTCTTCAAAAAGACAGTTTGATTTATATCAAGGGTACGACCAGCTCAGGAACAACCATCAACGGCGCTTTTGCTGTTGCAACAGTTCCAACAGCCAACTCATTTACTTTTGTAAACACCAACGGAACAGTGGCGGCAGCGGCAATTACCAACGTTGCCAACAACACTACGCTCTATGCACGGCCTTCTGGCTATGTAGAGCCTCGCACTTTTGATGGTGGCGTTGCATTTACTGCTGGCGGTGGCTCACCCAATCAACAGTTGATTCGTCAAACTCGCCGTTATTTCCGTTACCAGTCTGGTAAAGGCATTCAGTTCTCTACCGGCTCATCTTTGAAGCCTGCGCTGTTTGTTACTTCTCTTACGGGTACTGGGACAACTGCAACGGTAACAACTCGTTATGCTCATAACCTGACGGTGGGTTCTAGGATACAAGTATCTGGCGCAAACCAAGGTGTGTACAACGGATCGTTTACTGTTGCGTCTATTGTCAACTTGACATCTTTCACATATACAACCGCTGCCAGCATAGGCGTAACCCCGGCAACCGGTCTTATCCGCATCAGCCCTCTTAGTTGGTATGGGTCTTCTAACCGTGTTGGAATGTTTGACCAACAAAACGGATTCTTCTTTGAATTCGATGGTCAGACTTTGTACGCTGTGTTGCGCAATTCCATTAACCAAATCAATGGAACAGTTGCTGTAACCAACGGATCAAATATTGTTACAGGTACAGGTAGCGCATTCTCAAGTCAGTTATTGATTGGAGATTATGTTGTTATCCGTGGGCAGTCTTATAAAGTGCTGACAATTACCAGCGATACTGTTATGCAGGTTTCTCCTGAGTATCGCGGCACTACGATCAGCGGTGCTTTGGTATCACGCACAATTGATTTCAGAATCCCGCAGAATAAATGGCAAGACCCATGTGACGGCACTGGCCCATCGGGGTACAACATTGACCTGACCAGAATGCAGATGTGGTACATCGACTATTCGTGGTACGGTGCTGGTGTTGTTCGTTATGGATTCCGCGCAACAAACGGTCAGATAACTTACATTACGCAGATCCAAAACAACAACGTACAGTTTGAAGCCTACATGCGTTCTGGAAACATGGCTGCTCACTATGAGTCAAATGGTCAATCAGCCATTACTCAGTTGTCAGCCAGTTTAAGTACCGGTGGATCAACTACGCTATCTTCGGCAATTGCCGTTGATTCAGTGACAATCCCAATAACTTCAACAACCAACTTCAATAACGCTGGTATTGCAGTGATTGGTACTGAGTATATTTACTACACAGGCATATCTGGTAGTAACTTGGTTGGTTGCACACGGGGTTATGCAAAGACTGTTGCAAAAGGATACCCAAGCGGTACTTCAATTTCTCCGTCATCTATTGATATAGATAACGGCATTGGCTTTGCCCCGTCAGGCACAGTTAAAGTACAAGCGGCAGGCGCTACTGGAGCAATTGAGTACATTGCCTACTCAGGCAATGATGGCAGCTTCTTGTACGGCTTAACCCGCGCCCAAACCGGCGGCGCTGCAACGGCTCAGTCATTTACTTACTCAGCAACAGCTCCCGTAGCGATTGAGTTTGCATCTCCTGATACTGTGCCTTCTTTGTCTCACTGGGGTTCATCAGTAATCATGGATGGTTCTTTCAACGATGATAAATCGTTGATTTTCAACTATGGTGTAAATGCTCCAGTAACTTTAGCTACATCAATCACTCAGGTGACCCCGCTGCTTGCAATTCGCATTGCGCCTTCTGTTGACAATGGTCAAACCGGTCTGCTTGGTAATAAAGAAATTATCAACCGTATGCAGTTGACATTGCTTGAGTTGGGGGTTGTTACAAACAATACCGTGTTAATTACCTTGGTCTTAAACGGCTACACATCAGGTGGAACATGGGGAGCTTGGACTCCTCCAATTTCTTTTGGTGTTAGCGCGGTTTCATCTTCTCTGGCCCAAGTTTCAGTGAACACTTTGAACACTGGCACATTGGTTGGTGGTGAATCAGTCGCTGCGTTCTATACCAATTCATCTGGTCAAACGACTTTGGATTTGACTCAAGTACGGGACATTGGTAACTCAATTTTGGGTGGGGGTACAAATGCAAACGTATCTACAACGCAAGCTAACGTCTACCCAGATGGGCCTGACGTTTTGTATGTTTGCGCCACCAACGTGGTTAGTGCTGCAACACCAACCGTCTTGACTCGTTTGTCTTGGAAAGAAGCACAGGCTTAATGTATGGCAAAGTCAGCAGCATGGACACGCAAGGAAGGGAAGAATCCCAACGGCGGCTTGAACGCCAAAGGACGAGCCTCCTACAACAAAGCAAATCCGGGGAAACCCGGTTTGAAAGCCCCTCAACCAGAGGGCGGCAAACGCCGCGACTCCTTCTGCGCTCGTATGGAAGGCATGAAGAAGAAATTAACGAGCGAAAAAACCGCCAAGGATCCAAATTCGAGGATTAACAAAAGCCTTCGGGCATGGAAGTGTTGAAATGGACATCAACACGATTTGGTCTGCTGGATTGTCACTTGTGATGGGGGCGGTATGGTTCTTCATCCGTGAAAGATTTGAAGATGTCAAACGGCTTGAGCGTTTGCTCAACATAACCCGAGAGGAGATCGCCCGTGATACAGCTACTAAAGCAGAAGTTGCAAGAGTTACTGACCACATTGACCAACGTTTTAATCGGCTGGAAGCAAAAATTGACCAGCTCATCCAAGCCAAAGGCGGATGATGCCAAGCAGTAGCGCAAAGCAACACAAATTCATGGAAGCGATTGCGCACTCGCCGTCGTTTGCCAAGAAGGTCGGAGTCCCGCAGTCTGTGGGCAAGGATTTTTCAACTGCCGACAAAGGCAAAACTTTTAAAAGAGGTGGGGATATGGCTACAAAGAAAATGAACCCTTTCGCTAAATTCGAGAAGTCTGGTAAAGACGTTGAGAAAAAAGGCATGAAAGAAGGCTCCAAAGCTGACATGGCAATGGATAAAACCCAAATGATGGGCATGAAAAAAGGCGGCATGAAGAAGATGGCTGCTGGTGGCTTTACTCGTGAAGCTGACGGTATTGCTTCCAAAGGCAAAACCAAAGCCAAGCAAATCACCATGTCCGGTAACAAGGGCATGAAAAAAGGCGGAAAGGTTTGCTAAATCATGGCATACACACCCAACGCAGATCGCCAAATTAAAAACGGTAAAGCCGTAGTTTCTGCCAAAGAGCTTGCTGATTTCAGAGAGCAGTATGGTGAAGACAAGTCTTTGCGCGACCTATTGAACATGGACAAAGGTTTGCAGCGCAAACTGGTCATCCCAAATTCAATGCGCAATTTGCCTTCACCCACAAGTGACAGCAATCCTCCCGTAGTCATACCAAAATCAATGCGCAGTTTGTCAGGCATGGCAGGTCGTGAAGGTTTTGACGAAGCCGGTAACGAAATGAAGCGCGGCGGCAAAGTCAAAAAGATGGCTTCAGGCGGTTCAGCCTCTGCCCGTGCAGACGGTATTGCCCAGCGTGGTAAGACCAAGGGCACGATGGTGATGTGTGGCGGCGGTATGGCCAAAGGCAAGCGATGAGACCTTCACGCGGCATGGGCGACATCAACCCTTCCAAAATGCCCAAGGGCGTGAAAAAAGCACGCCGGGACAACACGGACTTTACCCAGTTCAAAGAAGGTGGCAGTGTCAACGCCGCTGGCAATTACACAAAACCAAGCCTTCGCAAGAAGATTGTGTCCCAAGTAAAAGCCGCCGCAACGCAAGGCACCGGTGCAGGTCAATGGTCGGCACGTAAGGCGCAGCTTGTGGCCAAGAAGTACAAGGCCGCTGGCGGGGGTTACAAAGATTGAAAGCACCGCAGACTTCCTTGAAAAACTGGACTGACCAGAAATGGCGTACCAAGTCAGGAAAGCCTTCGTCAAAAACAGGCGAGCGGTACTTGCCTGAAGCAGCAATCAAAGCTTTGTCACCTGCGGAGTACGCAGCCACCACCAAAGCAAAACGGAAGGGCAAAGCCGCAGGCAAGCAGTTTGTGGCTCAACCCAAAGGCATAGCAAAGAAAACAGCGGGGTACAGATAATGGCCGAAAAGTGGATTCAAAACGCAATCAAAAAGCCCGGAGCATTACGCTCTGCGCTTGGTGTCAAAGGCGACAAACCCATCCCCGCTGGTAAACTGGCCAAGGCGGCAAAAGCTCCCGGCAAGATGGGCCAACGTGCTCGTCTGGCTCAAACCCTCAAGAAAATGAAATAAGGAAATAGCATGTCACAACTTAATTTAACCACTGAAGAAGATCAACTTGTTCTTAGCGGCCTTCGCGCTAAAGCAACTCAATATGCCGCCATGTTTGGTAGCGAAGACCAAGCTGTTTTGGATTTGATTGCCAAGGTCGAAGGGCAGTTGCCTCAGTCAACTCCCGTGATTGCAATTGATCCGCCTGATGTCGTAGCTGCTGAAGAAGTTATTGAAGCTCACTTTGCTGCTGAAGAAGTTGAAGCTCCTGTAAAAACTAAAAAAGCTAAGGCAGTTGAAGAATAATGGCAAACACCTCTGGACAAGCAGGCTTTAATTTAGACCTCACCGAACTGGTTGAGGAAGCGTTTGAGCGTGCTGGTTCAGAGTTGCGTACCGGCTATGACCTGAAAACGGCACGTCGATCGCTTAACTTACTGTTTGCTGATTGGGCAAACCGTGGCATCAATATGTGGACGTTTGAGCAAGGCACCATCACACTGGAGCAAGGCTTGAACACCTACGCAATTCCCACCGATACGGTGGATTTGCTGGATCACGTCATCCGAACACAAGCCAATGTGGCCGCAACCCAGTCAGATTTGACAATTACGCGCATCAGCGTATCCACTTACGCCACCATCCCCAACAAATTGACCCAAGCCAGACCGATTCAGGTCTGGTATCAGCGTTTGGATGGCCAGAACGCTCCTGCTGGCGTGACTTTGGCAACCACCATCACGTCTACAGATACCACAATCACCCTTTCCAGCACCACGGGGTTGGCCACAGCAGGCTATA